TTCACGTGCATACTCTGCATCCATGATTCCCCAGTATTCAAGAACTTCAAAGTTAGATTGATAGTCTTCATCGCTTCTTGCATCATCTTTTAAATGTGACTCAAAGCTTTTCTCTTCGTAGTTAGCACCCATCTGTAAACAATTACGGATAGCATCCTCATCAAAGTAAGGCATGTTACGCAGTTGTCTAAGTTGAGATTTGTTTAGTTTGTGTCTGTGAATAACATACTCACACTCTTCAATACTAGTAGCTCCGGGATCAGGATAAAAATCCCAACAACTAACAAACTCAATTCTAGGTACTCTAACCTCTAACGGGTTGTAACTTCTTTCACCATCTTCACTCGTATCCCACTTGTGAAGTTTCTTGTTAAAGTTAAATGGTCCTTTTACAATCCCTGTGCCTAGCAGAGAAGATTCTAAAAGAGCATTTCTAATTTCTGATGAACCCTTTGATTCATCTATTTGATCGTGGATAAGTTTTTCCATTCTCCTTGCAGCTTTTTGTGCTGGAGAAATTTCTAACATTGTAGGTATAGGACTAAAGCCTTCAACCAACTGGTCTTCTACTTTATCTTCAAGACTGTCCTCAAAGATTCCTTTGTTGAAGGTAGCTCCGGGTTTAAGAACTTTACCATCACCTTCATATCCAACATCGTATGGGTTATCTAATGTATTCCCATCAACATCTCCGGGCAACTCACCACCACCCATAGTGCTTTCTAAGCCGGGTGCACCTGTTTGAGTATCTAAGTGTGCATTAGCTAATTCACCTTCTGGTATTTTTGTTTCTGAAATACCAATTGGAAATTTACCTGTACCAAAAATTACATCAACAAGTTGACCAAAAGCAGCTAGTACTTTTGTTTTGGTAATCTTGACAAAGACTCTAGACTTTTCTGAGTCTCTAAACTTAATTGACTTGTTGTAAAGTCCTCTGTAGTTTTCGTAAGCTCTTAACCAACGTGATTCATCTGAACGTCTTGCATCTTCTGATACTTGAAACCTATCTTTGATGATACCAACAAGATTACTTTTCTGTTCTATTTCTAAGTTAAGATTTTTACCAGCTTCACCTTCTACGTCTTCGTAGATGTTGTCAGCGTTTAAAAATGTATTCTCGTTGTCTGCCATAAACTTTAATATCCAAATGTTGAATCAGCCGGTTGATGGATATCTCTTTTTAATCCTCTCAACCTATCGAATGTACTTACCATTCGTGGTCTACTCATTATCATATAACGCAATGCATCATATGCGTGATCTGAAGCATGTGTATCCACATCCTCCGG